GCTAGAAAACAATATACAGGTAGCAATAGGTCAGGGTAGTATAGAGCTTGAAGATGCTATTGACGTTAGAGAAATAAAAAATATTAAACTAGCAAACCAAGTATTAAAAATACGTAGAAAGAAAAAACAAGACAGAGATCAAGCTACGCAGCAAGCTAACATAAAGGCTCAAGCTGACGCTAACGCTCAAGCACAACAAGTTGCCGCTCAGGCAGAGGTGCAAAAGCAACAAGCGTTAACAGAGGCTCAAATAAAACTAGCAGAAGCAAAATCAGGATTTAAAGCTCAAGAGTTAGACAAAGAAGCTGAAGTTAAAAAGAAGCTAATGGAGTATGAGTTCCAGTTAAACATGCAAATGAGAAACATGGATCAAGCTCAGTCTGATAGAAAAGAAATGTTTAAAGAAGATAGAAAAGACCAAAGAACTAAAATGCAAGCTACTCAACAAAGTGAGCTTATAGACCAAAGAGCAAACAATAAATCACCTAAAAACTTTGAGTCGTCAGGTAATGATATAATTGACGGTGGAATTAATTTAGGTGGTTTTGACCCTAGATAACTATTAACTTATATTTTATATTATGGAAGAAAATGAAAACGTAGTTGAAAAGACTACACCACAAGAAGAGGTGACTAAAGTTGAAGTCCCTTCGTTTGATAGCGCTGATGATGATAGCGTTATTAAAGTAAATTTAGATCAACCACCTGTTGTTGAAACTGAAGAACCTACGGAGGAATTAAAAGAGGTTGAACAAGTTGAACAGGTAGAACAGATAGAGCAAGAGCCTACGATAGAAGAAACTCCCGTGTTACAAGAAGTAACAAACGAAGTTGAAGAAGCTGTAGAGCAAGTTGCAGAAGAGATAGGTGCTGCTATTGAAGAGTCAAACGAGACTGGACAAGCGCTACCAGAAAATATACAAAAAGTTGTAGACTTTGTTAACGACACTGGCGGATCGCTAGAGGATTACGTTAACTTAAATAAAGACTACAATGAAATGGATAATTTAACCGCGCTGCAAGAATACTATAAGATGACAAAACCTCATCTTGACGCAGACGAAAGAGACTTTCTCATGGACGAAACATTTTCAATTGATGAAGATATTGACGACGAGAAAGAAATAAGAAGAAAAAAAATAGCCTTAAAAGAGCAAGTTGCCGAGGCTAAAGCCTACTTAGACGGGCAAAAGTCTAAATATTACGAGGAGATCAAAGGCGGATCTAAGCTTCCTGACGAAGCAAAGAAAGCAATGGACTTCTTTAATCGATACAACAAGGAATCGGAACAGAATGCAAAAATAGCAGAACAACAAAAGTCTACTTTTTTAAAAAAGACTAACACAGTCTTTAACGACAAGTTCAAAGGTTTTGAATATAACGTCGGAGATAAAAAGTATAGATTTAATGTTAAAAATGCTGAAGAGGTTAAAACAACTCAAAGCGACATTAACAACTTTGTCAAAAAGTTTTTGAACGAAGATAATACGATGTCAGACGCTGAAGGTTATCACAAATCTCTCTACACGGCTATGAACGCCGATGCTATTGCTAAGCACTTTTACGAACAAGGCCAAGCTGACGCGCTCAGAGAGAGTGTTGCGAAAAGCAAGAACGTTAACATGGAACCGAGACAATCTCACGGTGAAATTGAAGCTGGTGGTATAAAAGTAAGAGCGTTAGGTGAAAACTCATCCGATTTTAAGTTTAAGATTAAAAGCAAAAGAAAATAATTTTTAACTTTAAAACATTTTATTATGGCAATTACTGCAGGTGATAATTTGAACTCGGTACCTACTTCTCAGAAGCAAGCGCTAAACTCAAATTATTTCGATTTTCTTGCGACAGCTAATCAAGGTTGGGCGCAACAATATTTACCAGAGCTAATGGAAAAAGAAGCTGAGGTTTTCGGACCTAGAACTATTTCAGGTTTCTTAGCACAAGTTGGCGCTGAAGAGGCTATGACAGCTGATCAAGTTGTATGGTCTGAACAAGGTAGATTACACCTTTCTTACAAATGTTCAATGCTAGACCACGATGCTGGTATTAGCGGTAACTTAGGTTGTAAGATTGAAATCTTAACAGATATGGACGGTCAAGATCCTGGTTATAATCACGGTGTTCGTTTACACGATACTGTTATTGTAGCTGGTGGAACTGGTCAAACTTTTAAAGGAATTGTTACTGAAGTTGCTACTGCAACTGCTCCAACAATAGAAGTTATACCTTATGACGCTAACGATTCTGTTATTGCTAATGGTGTTGACAACTGTACTATATTAGTTTATGGTTCTGAGTTTAAGAAAGGAGTTTCTTATCCAGGTGCTTTAGCTGACGATGGTAGTTCTCACGGAACTTCAACTGACTCTCGTGGTGCTAACGAACCAGTATTTAAGTCTTTTTCTAACAAGCCTATCATTTTAAAAGATTACTACGAAGTATCAGGTTCTGATACAGCTAGAATCGGTTGGATTGAAATCGCTGCTGAGAACGGACAGTCTGGTTATATGTGGTACTTAAAAGCTGAAGCTGACACAAGAGCACGTTTCACTGACTACTTAGAAATGGCAATGATTGAAGGTGTTAGAGCTTCTGGTACTAACGACGCTGATTTAGCTGTTCACAACTCTGACGGTGCTGCGACAGGTACTCAAGGTTTATTCGACGCTATCGAAGATAGAGGTAACGTAACTTCTGGTGTTACTGGTGTTAACGCTGCTTCTGATTTAGCTGAGTTTGACGCTATCTTAGCAGAGTTTGATAAGCAAGGTGCTATTGAAGAAAACATGATGTTTGTTAATCGTGCTACTAGTTTAGCTATTGATGACATGTTAGCTTCTATGAACTCTTACGGTGCTGGTGGTACTTCTTACGGAGTATTTGACAACGAAGAAGAAATGGCATTAAACCTAGGTTTCTCTGGATTCCGTAGAGGATCTTACGATTTCTATAAGTCTGACTTCCGTTACTTGAATGACTTAGCTACACGTGGTGGTATTAACCTTGTAGCTGGTTCTTCTGCTGTACGTGGAGTATTTATTCCAGCTGGAACATCAACTGTATATGATCAGCAATTAGGAAAGAACCTTAAGCGTCCTTTCTTGCACGTTCGATACAGAGCTTCTCAAACAGATGATCGTAGAATGAAGACTTGGACTACTGGTTCAGTTGGAGCTGCTACATCTGCTTTAGATGCAATGCAAATTCACTTCTTATCAGAAAGATGTTTAGTTACTCAAGGTGCTAACAACTTTATGTTAATGAAGTAGAAATACTTTTTAAGCTACCCTGCCTTCGGGTGGGGTAGTTTTTTATTAATTTTTTATTATATTATATTATGGCAAAGAAAAAAGCCGCAGCTAAAGCTGCACCAGAGGTTGAAGTAGCGCAGCCGGAAATAAAAGCTACAAATGAAATGGTTGAAGTAGTTATTGAAAAACCTCAGCCAAAAAAACCAGATTGGGAAATAAAACATAGAACTTATTTTTTAAAAGGTAGTAAAAAACCTATATCAAGATCAATTAAGTCTTCAAACATATATTGGTTTGATGAAGGAAAAGGTTTTCAAAGAGAGCTAAAATACTGCGAAAATCAACAAACGTGTTTTGTAGATGAAATGAAAGGAGATCAACGTATGTCTCATATAGTGTTTAGAAACGGAGCTTTATTTGTTGATAGAAAAGATACTGTGTTGCAAAAATTACTAAGCCTGTATCACCCAGATAAAGACACGTTGTATTATGAGCATAAAGCTGAAGTTATAGCTGAAAATCAGTTGGACTGGCTAGAATTTGAAGTAGAAGCTTTAACTGTAGCTAGAGAAATGGATATTGATTTAGCTGAAGCTATTATGAGAGTAGAGATGGGATCTAAGGTCAATGACTTGAGTTCTAAGGAGCTTAAAAGAGATCTACTACTATTTGCTCGTAAAAACCCTAAGTTGTTCTTAGAATTGACTACTGATGACAACGTGCAGCTTAGAAACTTTGGTATCAAAGCTGTTGAGGCTGGAATAATTAAATTATCTAACGATCAACGTCACTTTATATGGAGATCAAATGATAGAAAAATTATGACAGTGCCTTTTGACGAACACCCGTATTCTGCTTTAGCTGCATGGTTTAAAACAGATGAAGGTATGGAGGTATACTCCAATATTAATAAACGATTAAATTCGTAACTAACCCTATAGTAGAGCAGCCACTCTTCGGGGTGGTTGCTAAACTATAAAAAAAAATATAATGGCAGTAAATATAGATACGGTATATCAAAGAGTTTTGGCCATCGCCAACAAAGAACAAAGAGGTTATATAACACCTCAAGAGTTTAATTTACTAGCCAACCAAGTGCAGATGGCTATATATGAAGATTACTTTTATGCTCTAGATGAAATGGGTGAGCGTCATGGTAATGATACAGAATATGCTGATAGATTAGATAATTTAAATGAAAAAATATCAATATTCTCTATGCAAGACGTAGAGCTTGCTAATAGTGGTGGTTCAGAACTTACAACTAATGGAGAGTTTGATTCAAATATATTAAGCTGGACAACTTCAAACCCTGACAGCGGTACTATAGCTTGGGAGCAAGCTGGCGCTAGTAACAACTACGATTCTTCTATATCATTAACTCAATCTTCTGGAGGATTAATTGTTGGCGTCTACCAAAGCGTTGCTACAGTAGCTGCTCAACAATACGTTGTTGAAGCTTACATATCAGGCGTTACAGATGGTGGTGCCGATGCTCCTAAATATCAAGTGGCTGTTACAGAGTCAGCTGGTATGAGTAGTTTAGGTAGTGAGACTGGCTACGCTGTTGCTGGCGAGGTTGTTAGATTTGAGTTTACAGCTCAAGGTGCTGCTTCAAGAATTTACCTATACAATAATTCAACAAACAACGCTGGTCATGTTGTAAAATTTGGTAGAATCTCTGTTAAAAAGAAGTCTACTGAATATACCTTGCCTTCAGATTTATACAGGTTTGGAACTTTATTAGTTAATAACAAAGAGGCTGAACAAGTGCTACCTAACGAGCTTAGATATATTAACGCAGCCCCATTAACTAAGCCTACAACTTCAAGGCCTATATATACAAGAAAAAATTTAAACGCCGTAAACGTTTATCCTGAGACTATAACAAGTGGCGTAACGTGTAATTATGTTAGAAAGCCTAGCACAGCTCAATGGGATTATGTTGTTGTTAGTGAAAAGGCATTATACAACGCTACTGGGTCTACACACTTTGAACTACACCCTTCAGAAGAAACATATTTAGTTATAAGAATATTAGAGCTAGCGGGTGTTGTTATAAACAAACCAGGATTAGCGCAGATAGCGGCTAACGAAGAAATGCAAATAGCGGCAACGCATAAAAAATAATAAATGGGTTTATTAACAGGTACAGATAACGATTACTACAGTAGCTCATCAGAGTATGGTGGCTATCAATTTACTAGCTTAGAAGATGTTATAAATCAATTTATAATAGCTTACGTTGGTGAAGATAAAATAATAAGTAAAGTAAAAAGAACAGATGTAGCTTTTCATGCTCAGCGAGCTTTGCAGGAAATGAGCTTTGATGTGTTTAAGTCTACTAAAGACTGGGAAATAACAGTGCCAAACACTTTATCTTTAGTTGTGCCTAGGGATTACGTTAACTATGTTAAGCTTTCTTGGACAGATGATGGTGGAGTTAAAAGAGTTATATACCCAACATCAAGAGCTTCTAATCCTACTAATCCACAGCAAACAGCAACCCCTGGTACAGCGCCGTTTTATACTCAAGATGCTGACAAAAATATAGTTTACGATACTACTTCTGATAGCTTAGCATCTTTTACTAGCGGAACAGCTACAAGCGCTAGTGGTAGTATTAATCCAGAAGACGACTTTTTTTACAACCACGACGGCACTAGATACGGCATTACCCCTGAAGTTGCTCAAGCTAACGGAACGTATTTTATAGATGAGTCAAAAGGAACAATACACTTCTCCTCTGTGCTACAAGGTAAAACTTTAGTACTAGAATACATTAGTGATAGTCTAGGTACTGATGCTGAAATGAAAGTACATAAGTTTGCTGAAGAAGCAATGTACAAATACATAGCTCACGCTGTGCTAGCAACTAGAGCTAACACCCCAGAAGGTTTAGTACAAAGATATAAAAGAGAAGCTTTTGCAGCTAAAAGAACTGCTAAGCTAAGACTATCTAACATTAAGTTAGAAGAGATTACACAAATACTTAGAGGTAAGTCTAAGCAAATCAAACACTAGTAAATGGCTGAATACAAAAGAAACTTCGCTGGGTCCAAGATGAATAAAGACATGGACGAGAGGCTTACTGCTAAAGGTGAGTACAAGGACGCTTTAAACGTTCAAGTATCTACATCTGAAACAGGTGAAATAGGTGCCTTAGAGACAATGCTAGGTAACTCGGAGCTCTCTCAAAACATAGTTCCAGCAGATTCTAAAGTTATAACTTCTATAACAGACGGTGAAAACGACACTATATATTATTTAGTTAAAGGGCCTAGACCTAGAACAGCGCCGTACACACATAAAAACTATATAATAAGTTATAACGTATCAACAAAGGTTTTTAAGTATGTTTTTGTAGATATAATAAAAGTTGCAGATACAATAACAGCTAAAAACGACACTCATATATCAATTAGCACACATCATGACGCTATAAGAAAGCACATGTTAATGAGTAAGTCTGGAGCTGGCCTTGCGTATCCTAAAAACGTAATAGACACATTTGCCGCTGGAACAACTTCATTTACTGACTCAACAGATATAAAGTTAAACAATACCACCGACTTATCTGTAGGTGATACCGTATACTTTGAGCCGTATCAAGGAAGTTGCTTGGAGTTTGACGACAACACTATTAAAGGTGGCGTTGTAAAAATAACAGGTATAAATATAGTTGACGATATGCTATTTTATACTGATAACTTACACGAGCCAAAGAAAATAAATCTATATAGATCTCTCAAGGGAACAGGTGGTAACAATAGAGAGTACCCTGGCGACGGTGATCACGATAGATTTCATACTAGACTTTTTGCTGAGATAGGTGGTATAAAACAAATAATACACGAAGGTATTGTTGAATCAAACATAGAGCCAGCTTACGCTGCTAAAGAAAACTGTTTGGTAATAAGAAGAAATCCTGAGTTTGCTCCTATAGTAAAAGCTTCAACTGTTAGGGCTGATCGACTAAACTCTGACGGCGATGGCAATCCTGTAGAAACAACTTTAACTGGTGTTGATTTTTTTGACAACAATGGTAATCCTACTCCTGGGCCAATAGAGATGACTTTTGACTCTGTTGTAGATTTTAGACCAGGAGACTTTATTTTATTAAAATCACAGTTAAGTGAAAATCCACAAACTGATATTGTTGACTACGATGTAAGAGCGGTAATAGAAGCACCA